GCTTTGTGGTGAATTTCTAAATCAATCCAGCTAACGGTCTCTTCAATTCTGTCTGGGACAAGTATCTCATGTACCGGGGTCTTCCAACGGTAGTTGTGCCTAGCGTGGATGTGATCACCACCAAATTCAATACCAGGAGTGCCGTCATGATTAAAATTCCAAATGTAACGATAACGAGGTCTAGTTGTTTTATTTTTGTAAGCTTTTTCAAGCTCTTTACGCCAGCCTGGAGCAAGGAGCTCATCCATATCAAGAGAAATACAATAATCCACGTCGTCAGGAAGGCTAGCGAGAGCAGCGTTCCTAGCGTCATCAAAACGCCAAGGTTTAATGCTGATATTAATGACGTTAATGCCGAATTTTTTTGCAAGTTCTGCCGTTTTATCATTTGATCCTGTGTCCGCAATTAGCAAGTAGTCTGCATCTTTAGCAGACTCGTACCAGCGCTCTACAAATTGCTCTTCATTTAATGCAATTGTATAAACTGCTACCTTCATTACATCCACGTTCCTTTCCACTTTTCGTATATGTCATTGACATAAAGTCTGTTCTCTCTTCCGTTTTTGTAGACTGTGTCCAAGACCTTGTGGCGAACGGCCACCGGGTGGATATGGTTTGTGCAGGCTTTAACGTATGTTTTTGTCCAGAGCCACTCTTGTTTGATTGACTCCTCTTTTGTGTTTACTTTTGGGATATCTATTCTGTTTAACGTATCTCTTTCATAGAGACCCATAAATGAGCCAAAGCAGTCTGGATCGTCCATAATACAAACAGACCCATCGTAGTCAAAAAGACTCATAAGTAGCTGGTTGTTTCTAACTACCACGCTGTCTTGTAAAAAAATAAATCGATCGATGTCAGTATTTTCTAATACCCACTCAATTTTACCTAGCTCGTATCCACCAGTAGAAACAACAATTACAGGGATAGGAACGCGGATCGATGCAAGGCAGTCTCGTACCCAATCTTCACGTCCTTCAGACGTGGCAATGACTATAGCTTTTTTCATACCACTAGTCGGTAAAAAATACCAACGGCCTCTCTACAATTTCATATTCACGCTCGAATGAGACGTACACAGAGAACAATCTTTCTAGAATAAATCCTCCCCACCTATCATTTGTTTTATGCGGTGAGTCCATTAGATTCATATATGTAGCAATCTCTAATGATATTTTATACCATCTAACAGCAAAATCGGGTGGAGAAATAAAAATATTTCTTGAATATAGATAGTTGGTAGACTGAAGATGCTGTTTTGCATCGTATCCAGTAAGTTCGTAAAATTTTTCGCAAGCTTTTTCCATAATAGGGATGTTTGCTGCATGTTCGCTCGGTGAGCAGTACTGGTCCCATGCTGTAGTTGTAAACTGTAATTTTGTTCCAACAACAATTTTATTTTTATATTTATCAAAAAGATCAGATTGTTTTCTAAAAAACCTATCTCTTTCTGAGTAATTCATTTTTACTTTATTAGATTTAAAATTTAGTGCGCATCTGTAGTGCATTAGTCCATATATCTCGATGTTCTCATTTAAAGGAAATGAGTTAAAAAATTGAGCATACTCTGACCACGTTAGTGCTGGACCAGGCAATCCCTTTACTTTATAAAATTCGTTACGAACATCTTCATAGTATGGGTACTCTAGTTTCTTTAAATCTTCCCTATATACATTAGATGCAACGGTAATGTGTATTGTCATTTTAAACGTTGTTTGATGTCCGTAGAAGATATTTGTTTTGTGTATGGAATATAAATTAAACCAATACTTCGGGCATCGAGCCAGTCTTGATCAAACTGCATTTGAGCGTAGTAGTCTCGACGAGCCCAGTCCGAGCCAATAACAATATAGTCTGGCTTAACAAGATCAATTGAAATCTTTGAGTCAGGTCCACCAATATTGGGCACCACGTCGTCTACATATCGACAAGCACGGAGTACCGACTCACGCTCATGGTATGACAAAACTGGTGGCTTACCTTTATACTTCTCAATAAACTCGTCGGTATTGAGAGAAACTATAACTTCTCCAATTTCAGAGCAGCGGCGAAGGAGGTTGACATGTCCGCTATGGAACAAGTCAAACGTACCTCCGGTATAAACTACTGCCATTAAATACTCGTTGGAAGGACGCTGATAAACTCTCGAGGAGCATAGTCCCCGCCAATAACCATTGTCAAAAGACCTGGCTTTGAAGACATACCTGAGCGGTCGCGAAACCAGTCAGATCCTGGGTCTGTAGTAGGACACTGCACCCAAAGTCGCTCGCCAATATCCATACTCTTAAAGTTGTGGAAGTGTCCGGATACCCAAACGTCTGCTCCACCAAGTGCAGTTTGGCCTGCTGCTTGTCCAGAAAGATACTTAGTGACGTCGCGTCCGGCTTGGTGTCCATGGAAGATTCCAAGCATACATCCGTCAACATCGACAGTAAGTGTCTGGTGTCCAGACGCGGGAAAGCGGAACTCTACGTGCTGAAGGGCTGGGTTCTCGGCGCAAGCGTCTTGAACTGCTGATGCAATCTCGACGTTCCAACCGTCTGCTGGGTCTGCTGCAACCTGGCGAGTAACCTCGTCGTGGTTTCCGTTGACTACAGGAACAATCATTTTTTCTGCAAGAGGGGCGTGTGCTTTAATTTGAGCCATAAGCAGCCGACGTGCGACACGAATTTGCTCAGTCATACCGAGGTCGGATGCCGCTTGTCCTTGTAGGCGACCGTTCTGACTGACGTTTCCCTCAACATGGTCTCCAGGAAGCGCAAGAACAACTGTGCCAAGATTAAGGCCCATCTTTTTGTATGCCTCGAACTTATTGACTGACGCTCCAGTGAGTTGGAGAATTCGTTCTACTGAAAGATCCGTACCACCTGCTCCAGATTTTTTACCAATCTGCTGATCACTCGGTGCGAGGAAGTATGCTCCGCTTCCTGTGGAAGTTTTGATCCCACGCTCTGGACGCCACTTTTTAATTTCATCAATAAGTGCTTCGGCATCGAGCTGGTCACCAAAGTATAGGTCTGCAGGTGCAAGGGAGATTCGAGCTGCCTCGAGCCACTCTCCGTTGTATGTCTGCCAACGAGACTTTCGTACTGACACGACTCGCCAAGAGTTAGGATCAAGCTCAAACTCTTTTAAGATATCTACTGCATCTGGAATTTCTCCAGCCTTGCGTGGGCTAGATATAATGTATCCGCCGTCTGCCCCAATCTCCATTCGAGGACGCCATGCCTCGGGAGTGTTGAGTGCGCGTACATCGGACCCCGACTGTCCGGGGGACACTAAGTTTGTGAGCTTATCGGAAAGACTCATTATTCGATCCCTCTCTTGAAGCACGAGCATCGCTTTAGTCGGTGACGAGTGATTGATGTCCCAGAAATACTAATGCCCTCTTCTTCAAGAGCGTGCGACAATGCGTCACTAGAGATTCGGCGTGGGTCGCCACTCGGTGTCAAGACTGCTGAAATAAGTTGATCTCGGTCTTCAATCTGCAGCTCGGTTCCGGCCATTAAATCGCCCAGCTTGCAGAGGGCTGTTTTTTTCTCTTTATTGCTGACCGAGGTCAAGCGTTCTGAAAGAGACATAACGTAGCTCCTTAATGTGTAAATACGTCGCTATTACATAGTAGCGCATAAAACGCTAAAACTTGCTTAAACTAGCTAGCTTTTTTGGCGCGTGTCTTGCGTACTGAAGAAGCTGCTGGTTGCGCTCCAATTAAAATATCTTTGATGATCTCTAGCTCTGCCGTCGTTTTGATTGCGTGTGTCTCAATTGTATTTACTCTATCAGCAAGCGAGGTCCCACCATTTTCCCAGAGCTGGTGCTCGACTCTATCGAGTCTTTCAGAAATTGTTCTGCCTTTTTCGTCAAGTCCAATAGATTTGCTGATAGTTTGTGCTAATCTATAGATAGCAACAATTCCGCCGACAATCACACCGATAGCGGTTATGACTGCGGCAGTGGTGAAAATCCACTCAAGAGGCACAAGTATCCTAAAAAATAAAAGCTCAGATTGCTTGATATAATTGTACAACAACCTGGATTTGGTGATTAGCCCTAGGCGTGCTACACTGACTTCAATCCAGTGACTCGATAGTATATCTTGAGTTATTTCAGCCTGGGGTGTAGTATTTTATTTACCAAGGGAGGTTTATATGACATCTGCTAAAACGACGCATACGGAAAAGCTGGCGCGTGGTTCTGAGTGGTACGCTCAGCAAGGATGGAAGATTCTTCCGTGTTTTGGAATTACAGACGGCGGACGATGCACATGTAATGGTGTTCACGCAGAGCCTAAAGATATTGGTAAGCACCCGGTGATTGGCGAGTGGACTACTCGATCTACTGACGACGTTGAGACTGTCTCCGCGTGGTGGGAACGTAATCCAGAGAATAACATTGGTGTCCACTGTCAGCGGTCTGGATTTATTGTTATTGATATAGACCCTCGTTCTGACGGTGTTGACTCATTCGAGAAGTTTAAAGAAATGATTGGAATTGACCTACCCAAAACTGTTGAAGCATTTACTGGTGTTTACACCTATCAGGGAGTGCAAAACCGCGGGCGTCACATTTACTTCCGTGTCCAAGACGGAGAGAGTTTTGTAGGCAATCTCAAGTCTTTCGGTCTTCCTGGTATTGATATCAAGTACAACGGATATGTAATGGTTGCTCCTAGCCGCCACGGATCTGGTGTTACTTATGATTGGGCTGCCGGCTGTGCTCCTTGGGAAGTTGAGATGGCAGAGGCACCCGAAGAATTGCTCGAAGCACTTCGCAAGCGTAGAGGAAGTGGTCGGACCGGCACATCTCTCGGTACTGGTGACTGGAGCTGGCTTGGAGATCTTGGTGGAGACGACCGAGTTGACATCAATAAGTTTTTGGAAGAGGGGATTGATGAAGGTTCCCGTGCGGTAGACGTTTACAAACTTACATGTGCAATTGCTAACAAGATGAATGTCGACTCGGAGGCTGGAAAGCTTGCAGTCGAAACTTTGATGATTCGCTTTAACCACGAAAAGGTTCGCCCACCTCTTGAACTTGAGGGTCAGGGCGGGCTTCTCATGCACGTTCGTCGTGCAATTGATTTTGTCGCCAACAACCCTGTTGGGGATATGCTGTGGCCAGGTGCTCAGGATTGGGCAAAAAATAATCAAGCTGAAGCTCGAGCCACCGCTGCTCAAGTTGCCGAGCAGCACGATGATCCTTCTATCCAACTTCTTGGGACTATTGGTGCTGCAGTTGCCGACGCGGCCCATAGCGGCTCGTCTATTGATGAGGCATTTAGCGGTGGCAACGTAGACATCCCCAAAGATCCTGATGCTATCTCTGAGCATGAAGGTGGCACTCCGGGCAAGCGCTCACTGACTGATATTGGTAACGGACGACGAATGATTGACTCATTTGGTTCTTCAGTTCGATACACTCCTGGAATTGGCTGGTTTATCTGGGAAGGTCAGTACTGGAAGCCAGATGCCGAAGATCTTGGTATGAAAGAACTTGCTAAGCGAATCCCTCCGATTATTGCTACCGAGGTTGCTAAATACGAAGACCAAGATAAAAAGAATGAAGTTCTCAAGTGGGCAAATCAAGCCAAGAGCAATGGACGTCTTAATGGTGCAGTCGAGAGCGCAAACTCTGATCCTCGTATTGTTGTTCCCGTAGAGTCATGGGACGGCGATGAATATCTTTTGGGTGTTATGAACGGAGTTATCAATCTTCGTACCGGGGAGCTTATGCGCGGTAGACCCGACCTACACATCACAAAGCGTGTCCCTGTCTCTTACACTCCTGGAATGCGTAACGTTCGCTGGGAGCAGTTTGTGGACTTTGCAACTGGCGGAGACAAAGAACTTCAAGACTGGATTCAGCGTGCTGTTGGCTACACGCTCACCGGACTCAACAACCAGGATCTTATGTTCCTTGTATACGGTCCGCCTGGTTCAGGTAAGAACACTTTTGTTGAAGCACTTGTTAAAGCTCTTGGTACCCAGCAGTATGCTTGGCCTCTTGATTCAAGCATTCTTGCTGACAACGGAGGGCAAACGTCCTCTACCGACCTCTATCACTGGGCTGAACTCCGTGGTCGTCGTATGGTCTGGGTCGACGAGCTGCCCGAATCAGAGCGTATCAAGGAAAACGCAGTCAAGAAGTTGACTGGTTCATCTGAAATCTCGGCACGTTCTCCTGGTGAAAAGCCGTTTACGTTCAAGGCCCAGGCTAAGTTGTGGATTACCACAAACCACCGACCGATGATTACCGATGATGCTATGTGGCGTCGTATCCGTCCCATCCCGTGGTCGCACGTTCCAGAGTCTCCTGATCCAGATCTTAAAGCGTATCTTTTTGATGCTGAGGGTGGGCTCCCCGCTGTCCTTGCATGGGCAGTTGAGGGTGCTATTAAATACCTCGGCTCTTCTGCTCGTGACCCTCTTGGTTGGTGTACTGCAGTTCAAGAAGCCGCGGATATTTACCGTAAGAACGAAGACCGTATTGGTATGTTCTTGAATGAGGAGATGCGTGAGTCAGAAGGTTCAGAGATTGCAGTCAAGCAGGTCTATACTATCTATCGAATTTGGAGTGAAGAGCGCGGTGAGCGGGCTATGACTCAAATTGCTCTGCAGCGTAAACTTACAGACAGAGGTATGAATATCGAAGGGCAAGGCTCTCGAGCTAAAATTAAAAACTGGGTCCTTAACCCTCGAATTGTTTCTAACACAAATATTGACTGGGGTATTGCCGATCGAATGGCTCAATAAAAATTTTTTAATTTTAGTATGGTTTCTCTAAATTTACACTCAAGTTGTTGTACAATTAAAGAGTGCTCTTGGGAGAGAGGCACAGAGAGGTCTGGCGATTCTCTTTTTCGTCAGACCTCTTCATAATAAGGAGTATTAGTGCACATCAGAATTGCAACGCCGATGTACGGCGGAAACTGTAAAGGCATCTACGTTGACTCAATCATGGGTCTTACTTTTGAACTGGCTAAAAAAGGACACCAGGTTTCCTTTTCTAAGATCTACAATGAAAGTTTGATTACACGAGCTCGTAATAATCTTGCCCATGAGTTTATTAAAAGTGCGGCGGATGCACTGCTTTTTGTTGATGCAGATGAGGGTTTTAATCCTCATGATGTAATTAAAATGATTGAATCAGATAAAGATATTATTGGTGGAATCTATCCAATGAAGAATATCAACTGGGATAACATTAGAAAAGCTGTCCACGCCGGGAAGCAAAACCTTGCCGATTTTTCTGGGTTCTTTGCACTAAACATGCTTCCTGGTGTTTCAACATTTAGACTTGACCACCCCGTTGAAGTTACTGAGGTTGCCACTGGTCTTATGTTTATTAAGCGTGAAGTTTTTGAAAAGATGGAGCCTCACTGCCCTAAGTATGCTTTGAATGGTCCTGATGCTTCTTTTGATTTTGACAACATGGTTACAGAATATTTTGCCACGTCAATCACAGAAGAGGGCATACTCTTGTCTGAAGATTACCACTTCTGCCGGCTATATCGAAAAATTGGTGGATCGGTCTATGCCGCTCCTTGGGTTACGGTAGATCATGCTGGTGAATACATCTTCAGTGGGCGTTTTGCTCAGGATGTTATGTTGAATGGTCAAGTGAATAAGGGCGCTTCAGAAGCTATCCCAGTAGATTCTTTACCGTCGTCGGGTACCACTTCCGACCATTCTGAGTCGGAACCTGATCTCGATTCAACCCGTCAGCGATCTTCTGGTAAGAAATCCCCAAAGCCCTCTCAGAAGTAACTCTTTGTTTGACTTCTTCAGGGGTCTTATTCATTGGCCCCATGTCTACGCCCCAGACAACACCACGCTTGCGTCGATCTTCGTGGACGTCTTTCTGACGAGCAGCAATAATACCTCTTTCCATCTCGGCAAGTGCTGACATAATCGTCACAACGAATCGACCTTGATATGTTGAGGTGTCGAGGTTTAAATCAAGCATTACAAGACGCCACCCATTTTTATTGGCTCGGTCTACGACGCTCAAAAAGTCTTGAGTAGATCGAGCAAGTCTATCAATTCGGGTAACAAAAAGTGCTTTAGCTTCTCCAGAATCTAGACGTTTTAGAGCGTCAGTCAGTGCTGGACGTCCACTAATGTTTTTACCAGATCGTCCTTCTTCTCTAACCAACTCTACATTTGTGTACCCAGCGAGTTCGGCAGCACTCTGTAGATTGCGCTCTTGGACATCAAGAGAGACGCCATCATTTACTTGAAGCTGCGTTGACACACGGGCATAGAGTAAAGCTAGATCTTCCATAGGTGTCTGTTTTCTTTCATAAGTGTCACAACAATATCTTCAAGAAAATCAACAGTATCTACGTTATTAATTTGGATGTTAAATTTGTAGTCTTGTAGCGCATGCTCGGACTCGTGTTCGTTTGCTCCAAAATTGTCTGGACGATTTACTCTCCAAACAGATCCACCTGCAGACTTAATTGCGTCTGCTTCGTTTGGATATCTAACGTCCGAAAAAACAACACGACTTCCGTCTGGAATAGAGTCCAATGCCATGTTTACCCAAATGTTTTCATCAATTAATTCTCTACCAACCTCTGTGCCAAATTTTTGTAAAAGCTCTCTAACTCCCGTATCTTCTTTCTTTAGGAAATCCCAGCCAAAAGACTTGACTGCCTGAGCAAGTTTCATTGGCATCCCGGCGACTTCAATTCTAGGATTTAGTGCAAGTAGTGCTTCACGAATAGAATCTGCAAAAGCCACTTTTTTGTATCCAAAATCCTCTGTAAGAGTCTTTGCAACTGTGTCTTTCCCAGACTGAGCGTATCCCGCTAATCCGATGCAAGTAATTCTTGGTGCAAGTTTTTCGTCTTTAAGAATAAACAAAGGCATCTTAAGCTGTTTTGCAATGTGTACTTCTAAACGTGCACCTTTAGAATCTTGCCAGCCTGGGAGCAAAACCACCCCAACACACTCAAGTAGATATTTAAGATCCCTCTTTACATAGAACTCCCACTTTTCTACAGGATTGTCTGCGGTACCGACGGTAGCCAAGGCTTCTTCAACAGTATTGCCGTCATGCCGTGCTGGGTTCTCTACTGCGTATCCAAGACTTTCTAACTGCTTTTCAGCATCAAAGAATGCGGGGAAGTTCCAATCCTCCATGCCCGTCATGGGGCCAGCAATATAAAGCTTCATACGTCTCCAGTTGTATAATAGAATGTATCATTTTGTACAGCATTTTAGAGAAAAACGCCGTATAAACTTAAAGTTAAGTCTATACACAGGATACCACACAGCCCAATAAACACGCGGTATAATTGTAGTAATGATAACTCCACAGAATCCATATCGATGCCCTGGATGCGGAAAAACTTATGTAGTTCCGTCGTTAGCTAAAGCTTGTGAATTAAAGCACTGATTCTTCGGGGTTTTCAGGCGGGTTCTCCATAAAGGATGTTCCGTCCCACCAATCACCAATTCTTGCTTGGCCAGTCAGTTCCGTGACCTCGACCACGTTGCTCATTACAGCGCGTGCTTGTTCTAGGCTGTCGGCAATAATAATGTTTGCCACGCGACCTCGTAATGGGTTGACTACTGCATATACGTTCATTTATATTTCTTTCTTTAGTAATAGATTAAAACGCAGCCGGCTCCACCTGCTCCGCCAGTTGAAGAGACTCCGCCAGCCCCGCCTCCGCCTCCGCCTCCGGATCCTCCGGCTCCGCCGTTGGCTCCGTTGCTCGCGGCCGCACCACCACCATTAGTGCCGTTTCCCAAGAAACCTGCCCCGCCCCCGCCGGTAGCGGTTCGACTAGTAGTGGTTGATGTTCGACCCCCGCCGCTCCCCCCCGCGTATCCAGCGTAAGAGTCGCCACCACTTCCCCCGAAGTTTGTCCCCTCCAAATTTGCGTCTTGGCTGGTGGCAGAGCCACCTCCACCACCTGTCCAGCCGTTTCCCCCATCACCGCCAGTACACTCGTTTGACCCTGTAGTCGAGGTGTTGCTGTGGCCCCCGCCTCCTCCACCGGCAGAGCCAGAACCCCCCACACCCCCGCCTACCGAGGCGCCGCTGTCGTTTGCGACCCCGTCTCCGCCAGCTCCCCCAATGTTGTACCAAAGAACGCTCCCCGCACCGCCAGTGAGTGTTCCAGCAGAGGAGTTTTTTCCAGCGCCTCCAGCGCCAGCTCCATACTCAGAAACAGTCGCGGGAGCGGCGCGACCGCCGCCCGCACCGCCCGCGGCGTATAGGGTCGAGTAAGAGGAAGACCCTCCAGATCCGCCGTCAGCGTCTACAACGCCCACTCCTCCAGCGCCAACAGTCACTCTAGTTGCCGCGGGAACAAGGCCGTATGAGATTGCTCCTCCTCCCCCGCCCCCGCAGGATCTATCTCCCGCGTTGCCGCCTCCGCCCGCACCGCCCCCGCCGACTACAATGGCAAAGACAAACGCGGGAGCGCCGGTGAGGCTGAATGACGCGTTTGTAGTAGCAGAAGAAAACGTATGTCTGAGGGTCATGCCCGGGGGGACTAAAAAGTTACCGTACATAGGCTCTTACTCCTACCAGTAAAGGAGGAGCGCTCCGTCTCCGCCTTTTCCGCCAGCAGCAGTAAGTCCTGCAGCTCCACCCCCGCCACCACCTCCGGCTCCTCCGGTTCCCCCATTACGTCCAGTCGATCCTGTTCCAGATGATCCGTTTGACCCCGCGGCAGCAATCCCTGCACCGCCAGCCCCAGATGATCCCTTAACGCCCGTAGTGGTTGCAGATGGGGTTACAGTTCCGCCAGAGAACCTATAGCTAGCTCCTCCACTACCGCCATCTGCAGATCCGGTATTTGAGGCCGATGAGTTGTATGAACCACCACCTCCACCTCCGGCTAATCCTGTACCACCAAAACCTCCGTTAGAACTAAATCCATTTCCGGTAGTTACGGCTCCTCCGCCACCTCCACCGGAGCTCGCGGGTGATCCGTCAGTTCCGGTTGAACTACTCGCTGAAAGAACTCCAGCTCCTCCGGAGCCTCCGACGTTATATCCTAGGGAGCTTGATGCACCTCCAGCAGCCGATGCTGCTGTCGTTACGGGGCCTCCGCCAGCGCCGCTGGAGTTTGTTGATGCAGTTCCAGCAGTTGTGACAGCACCTCCACCTGCACCACCAACGGCTACAAGACCTGAATAAAAAGATGTTCCACCGACTGGGCCAACAGTAGCACTGGAAGTACTACCTGCAGCACCAAGGACGACCGTGTTCACTGCGGGTACCCATCCTGCGACTACGGCTCCTGCGCCACCGCCACCTGCTGTGACTGCTGTAGAAGCGTTAGTACCTCCACCACCACCTCCGGCTCCGGCAAGTACGGCATAGACAATGGCAGGCGCACCAGTAAGGTCGACTGATGTGCCTGACGTCACGGTTAGACGTAGTTGGATAGTTGAGGTAACTGCGCCTGTGGGGCCAGTGGCTCCAGTTGGACCCGTGGCTCCGGTTAGACCTGTAGACCCGGTCGGACCCGTAGCACCCGTAAGTCCAGTCGACCCAGTGGGTCCCGTATCGCCCGTTGCGCCGGTTGGTCCCGTAGCACCTTGAATTCCCTGAGAACCTGTCGGACCCGTAGCTCCTGTCAGACCTGTAGATCCGGTCGGGCCCTGAATACCCTGAGAGCCAGTCGGGCCTGTAGCTCCAGTCTCACCTGTGAGACCCTGAATTCCTTGGACACCTTGAGGACCTGTTGGTCCAATATTTCCCTGGTCTCCTTGAGCACCTGTTGGACCTAAATTACCTTGAGCACCCTGGGGTCCTGTTACACCTTGAATACCTTGAATACCCTGAGCACCTGTCGGGCCAGTGACGCCTTGGATACCCTGAGTACCTGTCGGGCCTTGAATTCCCTGCTCGCCTTGAGGACCTGTTACACCCTGAATACCCTGAACGCCAGTAGGCCCGATGTTGCCTTGTTCACCTTGAATACCTTGAGAACCTGTTGGACCTGTAACTCCCTGGATGCCCTGAATTCCTTGGGAACCGGTGGGTCCAGTTGCTCCCTGAATTCCTTGAGAACCTGTAGGACCGATGTTGCCCTGAGCGCCTTGAGAACCTGTAGGACCTGTGGCTCCCGTTAGGCCAGTCTCTCCTTGAATACCTTGTACACCCTGAGAACCAGTGGGGCCAATGTTTCCCTGAGCGCCTTGCGCCCCAGTAGGACCTTGAGTTCCCTGAATTCCCTGGGAGCCTGTTGGCCCGGTTGTTCCGGCAGTTCCTTGAGGGCCCGTCGCACCCGTAATTCCTGTTGAACCTGTTGGCCCAGCTAATCCTTGCGGACCTGTTGCTCCAGTTAGGCCTGTCTCTCCTTGAATTCCTTGAACCCCTTGAGGGCCTGTTGCTCCTTGAACACCTTGAGAGCCTTGCGCACCTGTTGGTCCTTGAGATCCTGTTGGACCCGTAACGGTGCTTGCGGCACCTGTAGCTCCCGTAGAACCCGTAGGTCCTTGAGATCCCGTAGGTCCTTGAGGTCCTGTCGGTCCCGTAGAGCCAATTGCACCAGTGGCACCCGTGGGTCCAAGTTGCGTGTAGGTGACCTGAGTTACTGTAACAATTACAGAAGGAACGGCTGGATGCGGTACGGATAGGTTGGCTGCTTGAGCAAATATCCTAATGTTGGTGTCTGGAGTAGCCCACATCAATTGGTAGTAGTCACCAGCATTTGCCTCGAAAACAAAGTTCCAAGCGGCAACCAGTTTTTCGTCTTTAGTTAGCGCAATTTCTGTGTCAGTCGCTGCCACATCTGCGCCATTTTTACGCAGCCAAATGTCTACTTTGTCTGTTCCGTTGCTGGTTTTATCAAATTGAGCAGAAAACTGAAGGTCATAAACTCCAGCGTTGGCTATCGTAATCCGACTACCTGAAACAACTGTTACACCAATTCCTTCTGCATCAAAACTGTTTAAAGTCATTGCATAAGGGGTGTTTACTAGTGCAGCATTTTGGGTTGTTGTATCCCAGAAACTACCCCAGTTGGCAACTGTTCCACCAAGACCTGCGTCACCCTTGTCACCAGTTCGAACGAACGTGACGTTGACATCGGTTCCATTGGCAAAGGATGTGACCGAACCAGAAAGATAGACAATTGGAACAGCAAAATATCCAGTTGAGTGGGTGTGCGCTCCGTTGATGGCGTAGTACGCAAAGTTAGCAGAGTTGCCAACCTGCTCCATCTTGAAGTGACCCTTAATGGTCGACGTCGAATCGTCAATGGTGTCTAGATACGCTTGGTTATCTACAGAGTTGAGGTCTAAGAAGTCAATGTAAAGTGACGTAGCAGCCGTGAAGTTGGCATTGTTTAACTTTAGGTTTCCAGCACCGGGGTCAGAGTTTGTCGTGTTGGTCAGGTAGTTGTAAGTAAATACCGCACCACCGAATTGACCGTCTGCTCCTTGAGGTCCCGTCGGTCCGGCCACACCTTGAGTACCTGTCGGTCCAGTAATGCCCTGAGCACCTGTTGGACCAGTGTTGCCCGTGGGTCCAATTTCTCCGGTTGAGCCGGTCAGGCCGGTGGGTCCTGTCGATCCTTGAATACCCTGAGAGCCTGTTGGTCCGGTGACACCTTGAATTCCTTGGGCACCTTGAACCCCTTGAACCCCTTGAACTCCTTGCGGTCCAGTAGCACCTTGAATACCTTGGGTACCCTGTTCACCAGTTGCACCTGTAGGTCCTTGAATGCCCTGAGCACCTGTCGGACCTGTAGCTCCTTGGGCTCCTTGACTGCCTTGCTGGCCAGTCGGTCCGGCTACTCCTTGCGCCCCTGTTGGTCCGGTCGATCCCTGAATACCCTGAATGCCCTGGATCCCCTGGACCCCCTGCGGTCCAGTTGCGCCTAGATTTCCTTGATTTCCTTGGGGTCCAGTAGCGCCAGTCGGCCCAAGATTTCCTTGAGGACCTGTGACTCCAGTTTGACCAGTTGTACCAGTCGGCCCAGTTAGACCTAAGTTTCCTTGCGGCCCCGTTGAGCCAGTCGGACCAGTTGCACCTTTTTCTGCAAATAAATCCCAAACAGGGCTAGAACCTGGTACAACATTGACAACACCATTTTCGCGGCAGACGTAGGTGGAACCATTGTAAGTTACTACAAAGTACTCATTGTAAGTTGCTCCTGGAGTGTATGCACCTCGAAAATCAAATCCTTGTCCCTGTGCACCCTGTGCACCTGTATCGCCAGGCAGACCTGTTTGACCAGTCGCACCAATAGCACCTGTAGGTCCAGTAGGACCAGCGGGGCCCGTTACACCAATTGGCCCTGTTGGCCCAGGAACTGTACTAGCATTTCCAGTTGCACCTGTGGGCCCTGTTGACCCGGTGGTACCAATTGATCCTGTTGATCCTGTTGGACCTGTAACACCTTGAATACCCTGAATACCTTGAATACCTTGTACACCCTGAGAACCAGTGGGGCCTAGGTTTCCTTGGGCACCCTGAGAGCCAGTCGGACCCTGAATACCCTGAGATCCAGTCGGTCCCGTAACTCCTTGAATTCCTTGAGGACCTGTAGCTCCAGTAAGTCCAATCGATCCAGTGGGTCCAGTTGGTCCAGGTACAGTGCTAGCGCTTCCAGTTGACCCCGTAGGTCCGGTGGCACCTGTTAAACCTGTTGAGCCTGTTGAGCCAGTCGGACCTGTTACACCTTGAATGCCCTGGATTCCTTGATTTCCCTGTGCACCTTGTGGGCCAGTGGGCCCTTGAATTCCTTGAATTCCCTGTGCACCGGTAGGTCCTTGAGACCCTGTTGGTCCGGTTACGGTGCTATTTGCACCTGTTGGTCCTGTTGAACCTGTAGGCCCTGTTGGTCCAGTGATTCCTGTAGGTCCTGTTGCACCGAAGTTTGCTGCTTGTCCAGGCGCACCCTGTGAGCCTGTCGGGCCTAGTGGTCCGGTCGGTCCTTGAATACCTTGAGGACCGCCTACGGCAACAATGACTTTATTGTCAACCTCTTGGACAATTACTTTACTTTTATCACGTGGGTTTACAATTACTTTATTCTGAGGGTCGTTAAACTCAACTGCCATTAGCGTGTCACCTCGGCTTTAACGTTAAAGTTACCTTCAATGAGGCGTGTAACAACGTTAGCCGAAGAGACAAGTTCAAGGTCGTAGACGTAAAGTCCAGGAGTGAGGTTCGCTGTGTCTGTTGCGGCAATTGTTAAAGTTACGGTTCCTGCGTTTGCACCTAATGCAATTCTTCCGTTTCCAGTTGTAAGCTCGACAATGGTGCTTGAGGCATTGACGTTTGCTCTTACCTGCATACGAGAGCTGTATCCAGTCAAGTTATAGGGGTTTCGTGCAGAATCTGTCCATGTAATTGCGCGCGAAAAAGTAGCACCTTGGTTGCAGGTAATGTTGTAAACACCAGTTGTTGCACAAGTCATGACAGTCCTTAAAAGAGGGAGATAGGCCTTCTATTATTTTACCGCATAAGCGAGTTATCAACTTTTGAAAGTGCTTTAGAATTGATATCTATGGTTAATAATTTACCTACTTTTGATAATCTTGGTGGCGACACTTGGAGAGTTAGGCGATTTGCTGACCCCCAGGTTCATGAGTGGTCTTGCTTCAATCCATCTATTGGATACCAAGAAACTCAAGGTTTTGTTGCTATGTTCAGGTCTTCTAATTATTGGTATACAGATAGCGGGAACAGAGTTGAGTTGTTGACAGAGAATACTATAAAGAATAAAACTTATTTTTCTAAACTCGATGAAAATCTAAATTTAGTTGACTTTATTTTTATTACATATCATGGGTTTGATTATGCTTTAGTTCGCGGGCCAGAGGATCCTAAAATATATTGGAGAAACAGTCGGTGGGAGTTTACCGCTGTAATTAAAGAAGACGAGTGTCCGGTACCAAAGGTTGCTTCTTTTTGGTTAGATGGGTCAGATGCACATTTAATTAAACTTTGGGACTCCCCTAATGCGGAAAAAACAGAGAAAAATTGGATGTCTTCTTTTGACGAGAATATAAATTTTGATTTTGTGTATGGCGCAAATAAAATATATAAAAACGGCGACATAAAAAGTTTTTCAAAAGATACTAGATATAAAGGTTTTAGGGGAAGCTCAAATCTCTACAAACTAGAAGACGGAACCTATTTATCTTTAATGCACAAGTGCTATGTCGATAAAGTCTATGCATACAACCCCAACACTTTTGGAACTATGAGAACTTCTACTAGAGATTACGTACATTTTTTTGTTAGGTATAGCGACTTTGGAGAAATTATTGGAATGTCTCGCGGGTTTCATTTTAAAGGCCCAGGAATTGAGTTTGCCTCTGGGCTTGTGGTTGCGGACGACATGGTGTATGTTTCATTTGGTGTGAAAGACCTAGTCTCATACTTTGGTAAAATCAAACTAGATAGAGTTATGGAGATTTTAGATGATTGCTGAGCTGGATATACAGGAAGCACCTGTCACGATTGACTCAGACGGAGAGAATGTTTTTACGCATGTTGCGGAAGCAGCTCTTATAACTGAGGCATATGTAAATGGGACAGCAATTATGGCCCTGTGCGGTTACATATTTATACCCCACCGCGACCCGGAAAAGTATCCGGTCTGCAAAGAGTGTAAAGATATTCTTGACGCACTCTATTTGTCAATTTGACATAACACTAACGAGAGGATAGACTGAGGACATGCCAACATACGAATACATTTGTGAGAAAAAGCACATCTACACTGAAGAGCGGGGCATTGCTGAGGATCAAAAGCAGATTGAATGCCCTAAGTGTAAAACCCCACTCAAGCGTATTTATAACCCACCAACAATTATCTACAATGGTGTTGGGTTTTAGCAAAACTCAAGGCTAACTACAGAAAGAAAAATGACACATGGAACTATTCTCTTCCGATTTCCCAGACTTTACAGAATTTGGAACTCCCCCTTGCGCTGAATCAAACCCTGACGCTTTTTTCTGCGATGAACCAGTTGAGGGTCTTATAGTAAATCGAGCTGTTTATACTTTTGAACAAGAAGCAAAAATTGTTTGCTCTACGTGTCCATATCAAAAGCGATGCTTAGATTATGCGCTGGATCACCCAGAGCTAGAGGGCATCTGGGGAATGTCTACCGAAAAGCAGCGCCGAAGAATGCGCCGAGGAGAGTTTGTCAGTCTTGGCATCCCAGCAAGACGACATGTTTAATTTGCGGTAGAATATATATGTACGCCTGGGAGAGGGCTCTAAACCTCTACCCTAGGGAGATTACATGGAAATCACAAAGAAGATCTTCAAGCGTACTATCGCGCTTGTTATCCTCAAGGTCAGCGGTGTTCTCGCTGCTGGCTCAATCGCAGGTGTCGAACTTTGGCAGTCTGCATTAGTTGCCGCATTTGTCGGTATCATGGAAGTTGCCGAGTCGCTTGCACGTGCATACGTTGTTGATGGAGTTCTCGACAATGACGAGATCGACATTGCCTTTGCTTCGTCTGCTGAAGCTGCTTTGTCAAAGCAAAAAAGCTCTGACTACTAAAAAATAAAAAAGAAGACCCCCTCGTTTGAGGGGGTTTTCTTTTTACAGTATTTGCTCTCGTCTTAGTCTTGCTTTTGATACCGCGTAGTAGAGCGGGTTAGCGGAGCTCATCCCTAAGACCTTTGCAATCTTGTTTAAAGAAACTTTTTCAGTCTCATAAATGTGAAGGACAATCTCGTGGTAGCCAGTCGAGTCACCTTCCGTGTTTGCAAATCCTCGTGCAAATTGGATCCTGTATGCAGCGTCAGAGATTTCTGCTTCTGTTGATTTGCTATTGGTTCCCTTACCTTTTGGTGGGATTTCTGCAGTCAAAACTCTACGTCTAATTCCCGCGTAGGTAACGTCCAGCTCTTTTGCAAGCTGCAGTAGACTTCCACCCTTAGAGTAGAACTCAACAAGAAGCCTCGTGTATTCACGAGATGCGTCGTGTTGTGGAGACTTAGTGGCCCTTGAGCCATAAGCCTTTTTCGCAAGTTCGAGATGCGGTGCAATGTGTGCTGCATACTCTTGTGTCAGTTCGTCTTTCATAGTTTTATGATAGCACTAATAACTTTTTTGTCAACTTACTATTTATTATTTTTTGTGCTATGCTTTAGATATGGCAAAAGGAAAAGGTGGCGGACAGAAGCCCGCCAAAGGCAGCAACTCGGATCGACAGAACGGCAAGGCGAACAAGAAGCGCCCCAAGAAGTTTGATCTTGAGAAGCGACGCCTTGTAGTAGTAGAAAACTAAATATCAAGGGCCTGACAGGATTCGACAGCTGTCTTAAGTCTGATGAAGCAAGCAGAAACTGCGGTGCATTCTTAAAAGTGTCGCACAAAAATAAAAGCAAACGCTAAAAGCGCCTTCGCTCTCGCAGCCTAAAAACTGTTAAAGCACTTTGACTAAATTTATCCCCCTTCGGATTAGTCAAAGTTAAAAAAGATGGGGGCGGTTTTTCAAAGACAGCTCTTTGGATTACCTGACCGTTCTGGCAAAACATGCGGTCAGGGACACTTTTTAACTTGCCTAAGCTTGTAGAAGACCAGAATGAACGCAGTTGGACGGGGTTTCGATTACCCCCAGGTCCACAATAGATTTGACTTAAAAGCCGTATACTGGTAATCTCTTCATATCTACTTTATCTGTCCCGGGAGGTTCAAAATGACTGTTACGGTCTATACAACACCATCGTGCGTTCAATGTGAAAGCACCAAAAAGCTATTGAACAAGAACGAAATTATGTTTAGCACAGTCGACTTAACAGAAGACGATGAAGCAATGGCATATGTAAAGTCTCTCGGTTATGCCTCAGCCCCAGTTGTTATTGCTGGTGACAAGCATTGGTCTGGATTTCGTCCAGACATGATCTCCTCTCTGGCTGCGTGAGTTTAGTTGGAGATTGTATATTTCTCCAACTACTCAGGCAACACAAAACGATTCGTTGAAAAACTCGACATACCAGCAATTAGAATTCCAGTAAAGTGGGATGCGAATCGACCCTTAGTAGTTGACTCTGAGTATGTTTTGGTGGTCCCAACGTACGGTGGTGGGGCCGACTCGCATGCGGTACCCAGATCTGTAATTAAATTTTTAAATATTAGAGAGAATAGAAAGCTTTCAGTTGCTATAGTTGGCACAGGCAACACAAATTTTGGAGAGCACTACTGCCTCGCTGCAGATATTATTTCTGCTAAATTAAATATTCCAGTGATCGCTCGAGTAGAGTTACTGGGGACAAATGAAGATGTTAAACAAGTAACTGAGAGGATCCAACAACTATGGAGCAAAAAAATAGCTACCATGAACTAAACGCAATGCTCAATCTCTACGATGAGAACGGCAAAATTCAATTCGATAAAGACAAAGAAGCAGCACGTGCTTACTTTCTTGATCATGTAAATCAGAACACGGTCTTCTTTCACTCTATTGAGGAGAAGCTTGGGTACTTGGTAGACAACGATTATTACGAGCAAGAAGTTCTTGACCAGTATGATCCAGAGTTTGTTAAAGAAGCATTTAAGCATGCCTACGCATACAAGTTTAGATTTGACGCGTTCCTCGGTGCATACAAGTTCTACACATCGTATGCACTAAAAACTTTTGACGGTGAGAGATATCTAGAAAGATTTGAAGACCGTGTTGTTATGAACGCTCTTGTTCTTGCTCAGGGGGACAAAGTTCAAGTACTTAACTTAATTGATGAAATTATTACGGGAAGATTCCAGCCTGCAACTCCGACGTTCTTAAACGCAGGTAAGAAGCAGCGCGGTGAGTTTGTCTCGTGCTTCTTGCTTCGAATCGAAGACAACATGGAGTCAATTTCTCGCGGTATCAACTCGGCACTTCAGTTGTCAAAGCGTGGTGGAGGAGTGGCTTTGAGTCTCAGCAACCTCCGCGAGCACGGTGCCCCGATTAAAAAAATTGAGAACCAGTCTTCTGGTGTCATCCCCGTGATGAAGCTTCTTGAAGATGCGTTCTCTTATGCAAACCAACTTGGCGCTCGTCAAGGTGCGGGTGCGGTGTACCTCAATGCGCACCACCCCGACATCATGAAGTTCCTCGACACCAAAAAAGAAAATGCTGATGAGAAAATTCGTATTAAGACTCTCAGCATTGGTGTCGTCGTACCTGACGTAACACTTGAGCTCGCTAAGAATAACGAGGACATGTATTTGTTCTCGCCTTATGACGTAGAGCGTATCTATGGAATTCCATTTGGAGACATCTCTGTTACTGAAAAGTATCAGGAGATGGTAGACAATCCTGAAATTCGTAAATATAAAATTAAAGCTCGTATTTTGTTTGAGCGTATTGCTGAACTTCAGTTTGAGTCAGGCTACCCGTACGTCATGTACGAAGACACGGTAAATGCGGCTAACCCAATTGAGGGTCGTATTAATATGTCTAACCTCTGCTCTGAGATTCTTCAGGTCAACACACCGACTACCTACAATGCAGACCTCAGCTACAACGAGATCGGGAATGATATCTCCTGCAACCTTGGATCACTTAACATTGCAAAGGTTATGGATGGTGGAAACATTGCTAAGACTGTTGAAGCAGCTGTTCGCGCACTGACCTCTGTATCCGACCTCAGCTACATCGAGTCGGTCATGTCTATTGCGGAAGGCAACAAGCGGTCGCACGCAATCGGTCTTGGTCAGATGAACCTTCACGGATATCTTGGTCGTGAAAAAGTGCATTACGACTCTGAAGAAGCTGTAGATTTTACTAACATGTATTTCTATACAATCTTGTTCCACACTCTTTCTGCTTCAAACAAGCTTGCTATTGAAAAGAAAGAAACGTTTGTTGGTTTTGAAAAATCCGACTACGCTAGTGGAAAATTTTTCGATAAGTATATTGGGCACACATGGGTGCCAAAAACACTACGTGTATCGGAAATTTTTAAAGAGGCTGGAATTAAAATTCCGACTGAGGCAGACTGGGTAGAGCTAGCCAGCTCTGTCCGTGAGCACGGAATTTACAACCAGAACCTTCAGGCTGTTCCACCAACTGGTTCCATTTCGTACATCAACAACTCAACCTCGTCGATCCACCCAATCGCATCGCAGATTGAGATTCGCAAGGAAGGAAAGCTTGGCCGTGTCTACTACCCTGCTCCTTACCTTACAAACGACAACCGTGAGTATTTCCAGGACGCTTATGAAATTGGTCCTGATGCGATTATCAATATCTATGCCGCTGCAACTCAGCACGTAGATCAGGGGCTGTCTTTGACACTGTTCTTTAAAGACACAGCAACTACTCGCGATGTCAACCGTGCTCAGATTTACGCATGGAAGAAAGGCATCAAAACTATCTACTACATTCGTATCCGCCAGATGGCACTCGACGGCACCGACGTCGAGGGCTGTGTAAGCTGCATGCTATAGAGGAAAACATGAAACACATCACACGTCCAGTCAACTGGAATAAAATTGAAGACCCTATTGACTTAGATGTCTGGAATCGTCTTACTGCAAATTTCTGGCTGCCAGAGAAGATTGCTGTGTCAAACGACATCCAGTCATGGGAGAGTCTGACAGATGAAGAACGCATTCTAACAATGCGTGTATTCACAGGTTTGACTATGCTCGACACAATCCAAGCAACAGTTGGTGCTATGAGCCTCATCCCCGATGCTCGTACTCCTCACGAAGAGGCAGTGATCACAAATATTGCATTCATGGAGTCTGTCCACGCAAAGTCATACTCTTCTGTATTTTCGACTCTTTGCTCAACCGAGCAGATTGATGGAGCATTCCAGTGGTCGGAAGACAACCTCTATCTTCAGAAGAAGGCAGAGATTGTTCTTGCTCGGTACAACGGAGACGACCCGCTGAAGCGAAAGATTGCATCGACATTGCTCGAGTCGTTCCTATTTTATTCTGGGTTCTATTGGCCGATGTATCTGTCGTCTCGTGCAAAGCTCACCAACACGTCAGATCTGATCCGATTGATTATTCGTGACGAAGCTGTTCACGGCTACTACATCGGCTATAAGTTCCAGTTGGCGTACAACGAAGAGTGGGAAGGACGTCGTGAAGAACTCAAAGAGTACGCATACGATCTTCTACTTGAGCTGTATGAAAACGAAGTTAAGTACACCGCTAATCTTTATGACGGTGTTGGGCTTACTGCTGACGTTAAAAAGTTCCTACACTACAACGCAAACAAGGCTCTTATGAACTTGGGCTTTGATCCGCTGTTCCCGAAGGAAGAGACCAACGTCAACGCTGCAATCCTGTCTGCTCTGTCGCCCAACGCAGACGAGAACCACGACTTCTTCTCGGGGTCTGGGTCTAGCTACGTTATGGCAAAAACTGAATCAACAGAAGACAGTGACTGGGACTTCTAGCCTATTACATAAATATGCTATACTGTCTAGATGAATTGTTCATTTGACAAGTGCTCAAGGAAGTCGTACGCAAAAAATCTTTGCCAATCTCACTATAAAATGAGTCTTCGGGGAGAAGAACTTCGTACGTTACGACCAAGAGAGGGTGCGAGACTTAAAACTTGCACCTTCGATGGTTGTCCCAAGCCACACAAGGGAAATAACCTTTGTTCTGGTCACAACTACCAAATGAAAAAGTTTGGAGAACTACGACCATTAAAATATAACAATTCTGGGGAGTGGGGAGACTGGTATATAAATGGTAGTGGCTATCTAATGAGAACAAAAACGATTAATAGAATAAGAGAGAGTCAGCTACAGCATCGTTTTGTGGTGGAGCAGTACCTTGGAAGACAACTTCTCCCTGGAGAAAATGTTCACCATAAGAATGGTATAAGAGATGATAATAGGCTGGAGAATCTAGAGATATGGGTATCAAGCCAACCATCTGGTCAACGAGTTGAGGATCTAGTTAGTTGGGCTAAAGAAATACTAAATCGCTACAACGATTTGGATTTTTAACTAGAATGGTGTACTATTACTAGTAGTGACAAACAAGACTGAACACTTGGGAGTTATTACTTATATTTATGTAGGTGCCTATCGGGGCAGAGCGATATCAGTGCAGAGTTCAGCTGAGACTGTGAGTGAAGCTTCAAGTAGGTACGGGGAAGTGGATAGCCGGAAAACGGTGAGCACGACTTTCAAACTCAAAACCCTCGCTTCGGCGGGGGTTTTGTGTTACAATATATCTAACATGGCACTTACCCGTCCATGCTGGCGCTCGATAGCGTCGCCGTAGTTGTAATGGCTACGAGCTTATAGCAGGATTCTGTGCACGGAATCCCGCAGTGCCGGACCCCCTAGGAACAAGCTCGAAAGAGTGCCTAGGGGGTTTCGTGCTATACTCCTAGCATGGTAAGACGTAGAAAAATCAACACACCCCGTCTAGATGACGATTGGGTTGTCACTACCCATATGCAAATCAATGGCAGAAACGTCTCCCCCGGAACGGAACTAAAGATTAAAGGTGTGCGTGGGAGATTTAGATTTATCAAGCATGTCGTGACGCCGGCTGGGGCTGAGTGGATTGACGTGTGGGGCGGGCCGAAAGGTGGAGAGACTTGGAGAAGCTTCCGTCCAGACATGGTCAAAACTGTGCACTATAAAAATCAAACTGTTGGCAATCTGGCTGTAGAATATAAACAGAAGCTAAAAGCTAAGAAAGAAGAAGAGACTAAAAATGACTAAGGTCTATGACTGCATCACATTTGGTGGAGAACTCGACATGCTCGAGGGTCGGCTTAATACATACGTTGACGTTGTCGATAAGTTTGTAATCGTTGAGGGCGACCACATGTACGCCAACCAACCAAAGCCTTTCTACTTTGAAGAAAACCGCGAACGCTTTAAAGACTTCGAAGACAAGATTGTCTATCACAAGGTTCAGTCACAGAAGTCTGCCAATGCTTGGGACAACGACTACTACCAGCGTGCTCAGCTGAGTGGCGTACTGGCAAGTCTTAATCCCTCGATTGAAGACCTAGTTCTAATTTGCGACACAGATGAGTGGGTGGACTTTGACAAGATCAAAGACATCACTGAACCAGTCGGGCTAATTATGCCTAAGTATCACATGAGCCTCCACTGGTACCACAAGAACGAGTTGACTGCTGTAGTCGCTCGTTATGGGGATGTTGCAGGAAGAGACTTGGATAAAGTTCGTTGGCAAAGAAACCGAATGCCCCAGGTCTTTGGAGGATGGCACCTAACTTCTATGGGAGATCTTCAGTACCTTATTCGTAAGGTTCGCGGATTTGCTCACCAAGAGCTTGTCACAGAGTATGTAGACGAAGCACTTGAGCACTGCTGGGTTTTTGGACATGATCTTGCTGGAGATATCTATACAGAGATTGAGCTTGAGCAAGCGAACTACCCTCAGTGGGTTATGGATCGAAAGTTCCCTGAAGAATGGTATCGACGCCGTCCAGAGTTTAGCTTGACATCTAATTAGTTTTTGTGTAGCATTTGGGTATGCAAACATTCGTACCCCTCACAGAGTCGTATGACGACGTCGCCAAGGTGCTTGACAATAAGCGCCTCAACAAGCAAGCCCTTGAGGGCTGGCAGATTCTTATGAATCTCCTCGAGCTTGATCCGCAAGGAAACTTTCGACCTGCTAAAGGCTGGAGGAACCACCCAGCTGTAAAGATGTGGAGAGGTCACGAGATGGCCTTGTATGTCTACATCCAAGCAATGGTAAAGGAGTGGAAGAGTCGAGGATTTAACTCAACTATCGGGGAGAAGGCTCAAGCAACGATGCTTCGTGCTGAGCAGCTTGGTCTCCTAGATCACCCCTCTGACCCTCCTGCCTGGATTCGAGACATGTCCCTTTTTGACGAGATTGCCTCTAGCCACCGGATTGCCCTGCTTAGCAAGGAATACGAGTGGTACTCCCAGTTTGGGTGGGAAGAAGACCCTGGATACAGGCCTGAAACCTACGAATATATCTGGCCCGTATAAACTTAAGTTTAAGTCTATACGCAGGTATTGGGGCCCCTTCGGGGGCCCTTTTCTGTACAACATGATACGTTGTATAATAAAATCGAAATTGTTATAATGAACTTTGAACGAAGTTCGTTAAATGTTGCAGTTACCGGCCAGTTTTAGGCTGTCTCGTGGTAAAGTAGAGGTATGACCAAGAAGTATAGGACGCTTACTCTGGAAAACATGACAGACAGCCAAGAGATGATTATTGGTATTGTCCTGCACGAAGGAGAGCTTCGAGAGCGTGAGCGCATTGCAGACATTCTATATAGCCTTCAAGGAGAATACCTAGAAGACCCTAAGTCTGCTGAGGTCAACCCCGTCGACGTCCTTCAGAAAGCTATTGATAGCATCGACCTAGACTACGAAGTAGAAAAGGAGTCCGACAATGGATGAGATGGACGAACAGATTAGTGGATACTTTCGAGGTATTCAAGACGAGCGAAACCGTATTCGTGACGGGGTCAACAAGATTTTAGAGAACTGGGACAAAAACCTGTCTGCTGAGGCTGTAGA